ATCCGGCGGCGCCTGCACGAAAGGTCCCGCGCCCAGATGAGGCGCCACATGAAAGAAGACCTCGACCAATTACCCGAGGTCAAGGACTAGCCCCTCAGTTTCACTGCCCCGGCCGGACGACTCCCCAGCCGGGGCAGTGGTATTTCCGGCATCTGGATATTTCCGTACACTGATCACATAAGTGCGCTACTAGCTGGAGAAAGAGGGCGGGCGTGGCAGGGAATGCATGGGCGGATCGTCTCGCCACGCTCTACGAGTTACAGGCGAAAAAGGAGTCCCACCGAAATCCCGCGATGTGGGTCAAAGACGTCCTCGGTGAGGACATGTGGTCCATGCAGACGGAAATCTGTGAGAGCGTCCGGGACCACCGATTCACAGCCGTGCAAAGCTGTCACGCTGCGGGTAAGGCCGTATATACTGGAACTATGCTTCCCACCCCTACCGGCTGGCTTCGCATGGGCGACGCCAAGACCGGTGACATCGTGCTGGACGAATCCGGCAAACCCACCAAAATCACCGGGATATCTCCGCTCTGGACCCGGATGTTCTACCGGGTCACCTTCGATGACGGCACGTACGTAGACGCGTGTGACCGCCACGAGTGGAACGTCATCGACATCCACCACCGGCCGCGCAAGGTAGCCGACTGGCGCGACCACTGGGACGCCACAGTCACGGTAGAAACGCAGTACATGGCGGAGAACCTGCGGGCGAACGGTCAGTTGCGCTGGCGTATCCCACTCTCGGCGCCTCTCCAGCTGCCCGAAGCCGCCTTGCCTGTGGACCCGTACCTGCTCGGCATATGGCTTGGCGACGGCAGCACAAACGCGGGCCTGATAGGCGTAGGGAGGGACAAACTAGGCGTTCTCAAAGAGCTGGAAGCTCTGGGAGAAAACTTGACCGTTCGCCAGGACGGTGACCGGGATCTCTACCGCTTCACTCCGAACGGCCTTAAAGGCCGCCTCCGGGATCTAGGGGTGCTGGGGAACAAGCACATCCCCATGACCTACCTGCGGGCGTCCGAAGACCAGCGGAGGGCGCTCCTGGCCGGTCTGATGGATACTGACGGCTTCCTCGCAAAGGGGCCCGGAGACTCACGCGTCGGCATCGAACTGACCAATGAACAGTTGGCTAAGAGTGTCCGGGAGCTGCTGGTCAGTCTCGGTATCAAGGTCGGCTGGTCAGAGGGAGATGCCTTCTACACCCTGGACGGCGTACGGAAGACCACCGGTACCCGGTACCGGATGAACTTCCGGCCCCTGTCCAACCCGTTCCGAGTACGTGGCGAGGGATGGACCGACATCACCACGCAGCGGTCCCGGGTCACTCAGCGGACCGTCGTGTCGGTGGAGCCGATCGGGGAGCAGACCAGTTTCTGCATCGAGGTGGACTCGCCGCGTCACCTGTACCTGGCGGGGGAGGGCATGGTGCCCACTCACAACAGTCACCTTGCGTCCCGTTTGTCTGCCTGGTGGATCGCCACCACGCCCCTGGAAGAGGTCTTCCTGGTCACCACGGCGCCTACGGCCCGGCAGGTGGCCTCCATCCTCTGGCGCTACATCCAGCGCGCCCACAACCTCGCCAAAGAGCGCGGCTACACCATCCCCGGGCAGATCCTGTCGTCCCCGATCCCGTCGTGGAAGATCAACGGTGAGCTGGTCGGTATCGGCCAGAAGCCGCCGGACAAGGAAGATTCCGCGTTCCAGGGTTTCCACGCCGAGAAGATCCTCGTCGTCATCGATGAGGCGTGCGGCGTCGACCGGTCCATCTGGGACGCCGTCGACTCCCTCGTGACCAACGAGTCGTCCCGCGTGCTGGCCATCGGGAACCCGACCGACCCGGGCTCCCACTTCCGCTCCGTGTGCTCCCCGGAGTCCCCGCTCGGCGAGAAGTGGAACAAGATCCGCATCGACGCTCTGCGCAGCCCGCTGATGACCGAAGAGGCCTGCTCCCGGTACCCGCGCCTGGTCGAGTACATGAAGTCGGAAGGGATCCCCTTCGCCACCGAAGAGGTCTCCCCGACGCTCCAGAAGACCCTGGTCGGCCCGACCTGGGTCTACGAGTCGATGGTCGGCTGGGGCGCCGACAGCAGCCTGTTCATGTCCAAGGTGCGGGCGATCTTCCCCGAGACGTCCTCTGAGGGTGTCATCCCGCTGGCCTGGGCCGAGGCTGCCATGGCCCGGTGGGAGCGGTGGCGTGACGGCACGTACATCATCGACCCGGACACCGAAGAGCCGGTCTGCCTGGTGGAGCCGAAGCAGCAGCAGGCCGGTGAGATCATCATCGGCGCGGACATCTCCGACGGCGGCGAGGACGAGACGGTCGCGGCCGTCCGTCAGGGCGATGTGGTGCGCGAGATCCTGGCGTTCCCCTCGAAGGATCCGCTGACCACGGCGGACGACCTCCAGGCGATCGCGGTCAAGCACGGGGCGCCGACGAACGCCAAGTACATCGTGGACGGCATCGGTGTGGGTTCCGGTGTCGTGGCCAAGCTGCGCCGGGATGCCCAGGACACGTACGCGTTCATCGCTGCGGCGAACTCCGGGCGCAAGGACACCACCAAGAAGATGACGTTCATCAACGACCGTGCTGCGGCCTGGTGGAACCTGCGTGAGCTGCTGAATCCGGCACGCAAGGGCGGTGCGGTGATCGCGTTCCCGAGGGACGAAAAACTGCTGGCGGAACTGTCGTGCCCCCGGTTCGATACGCAGCCCGGCACCCCGAAGTACAAGATCGAAAAGAAGGATGAGATCAAGAAGCGGCTGGGCCGGTCCACCGACCGCGCGGACGCTCTGATCCACGCCTTCTGGCTGCCCTCCGTCGTCCCGGATGCGGAGACCCTGAAGGACAGCGCCTGGAAGCAGCCGGAAGACCAGTACGTCGCCAATCCGAACGAGCAGGAGATCCCGGTCGTGGAGAAGTGGGACGTCGGCTCCGATATGGAAACAGCAGGCTGGTAAGCCGAAAAGCCCGAATGTTAGCATAAGCCCGACAGAGATACGAGCTAGGGGAGCACCGTGGCGGATGAGGGATTAGGCAACCTGCCGACAACGGCCAGGGATATCACCCCTGCGTTCGCCGGGGACAACCCCCTGGAAAAGGTCCCTCTGGCGCCGACGGCAAAAGGCGCCCCCGGTGTCGCGCTGAACGTCGAAGAGGGAAGTCTCTTCGCCTGGTCCGACTCGTATGCGGCATCCTGGTCCGGGGTTCCCGGACGTATTCTCCTGGACGAGAACGATTTCGAGTCCCAGTCCCTCGAAGAGATGCTGTCCCGGGACGGCAAAGCCCGAACGATCCAGCAGGTTCTGACCCTGCCGATCCGGTCCGCTCCCTGGAAGATCGTTCCCGCATCGGGGGACTCCGGGGAAGCTGAGTTCGTCCGCAAGGCCCTGACCACCCCGTCGAACCAGGGCGGGATGAAGACACCGATGCGGCTGATCATCGCCCAGGCCCTGTCCGCCCGTACCCACCGCAAGGCGTGCTTCGAGAAGGTGTTCACGGAGAAGGACGGCAAGATCGTCTACGAGCGGATCGCATTCCGCCCGGCCGAGACGACCGCCATCGCCCGTGACCCCAAGAACGGCGCGTTCCGGGGCTTCCGTCAGCGCCCGGTATCCGTCGGCGGTGCCGTATGGCCGGACATCTGGGTGGACATTCCGGCCCAGTACTCCTGGGTGCACCTGAACAACCAGCACGTCAACGCGGCACGCGGTCACTCCGACATGGAGCTGATCTACTGGCTGCACGACAAGAAGCAAAAGGTGCTGTTCCTCTGGGCATCCTTCCTGGAGGCGAACGCCACCGGCAGGTACATCGTGCAGGCCGAGGACGAGACGAGGGCCAAGCAGTACGCGCAGGCCCTGCGGTACGTCAAGAACGGCGGCGTGATGGGCACGTCCTCCGAGATCAAGGTCGACACCCTGGAGCTGGGTACCGGTGCGGCCGGTCTGTTCAAGGAGTTCATCGACTACCTGGACGCGCAGATGGCCGCCTCCGTGCTGGCCGGGTTCACCAACCTCCCTGACAGCCCTGGGGGTTCGTACGCCCTGTCGAAGGATCAGTCGGACTTCTTTCTCCAGTCGCTGACCGGCACCGCCAAGGAGCTGGCCGAGTCGATCACGAACTACGTGCTGGCCGACCTGGTCATGTACAACTTCGGCCCCAAGGGCGTGTGCCCCACGTTCGAGTTCGGGCCGCTGTCCGAGGGTGACCTGGAGACCGTCAAGGCGCTGCTGCTGGGCTTCGGTACGACTCCGACCGAGCTGCGGGTGCCGCAGGCGTTCATGTCCGAGCTGACGCGGATGATGGGCACCTACCTGGACATGCCGATGGAAGAGGTCGAAAAGGAGTTCTCCGCTCTGGAGGACCGTATCGACCAGCGCATGGAGCTGGAGCTGGAGACCAAGAAGACCGGTCTGGAGGCCCAGAAGCAGCTTGCGGCGCAGGGTGGCCCGCAGGCGGGTGCCGCTGTGGGTGCAGCCAACGTGCAGAAGAAGGCCGAGATGGCGAAGGCCGGGGCGAAGATCAACAAGGCCGCGTCGATGGTCCAGCAGAAGGCTGCGGCGGCAAAGGGCTCGGGGAAATAAAAAACCGAACCCCCGCTAGGAGCTGAAGCTGCGACTAGCGGGGGTTCGATCACCCAACCACCCAAAATGGATATTAGCGGGAGGGTGCATGTCCGAGCAAGCCCAGGAAAAGGCCCAAGAGGATTCATCGCAGAAAGATGCGGTGATCGCGGCGGTCGTGGCCATTTTAGTGGCGGGTCCGCCTCTCGTCACCGCGATACAGGCCATTTCCTTGATTACCAAAACCCCGAAAAAGCTCGCCCTCGGGCTACTCACCGCCATGAAATACAAGCCCGGTAAAAAGGCCCAGCCCAAGGGGGACGACCCCGTCTCCGCCGCACACCGGGCCAACCTGCGCTACCGGGCCCTCTACATTCGTGCCGCACTCCAGCGACTTGCCGACGCCGACGACCTCCAAGCCGCCCTCACCAGGGAAAAGGCCTTGTTCGCTGCCCACCAGCAGGCCTGCGCACGCCGGGTCGCCGCAGCGAAGGCGTCCAAGAAAATGGCCGTCATCGCGAACAACAAGATCATCGGCTGGGGCGGAATCCTGGACGACCGGACCACCCCGGACTGCCGCTGGCTTATCGGGCAGAATTTCCGCGCAGACAATCCCCCCGACGGACTGCACCCCGGAGGAAGACACCCCCGCTGCCGGTGCTACCCGACCCCCTCCTATGTCGGGAAAAGAGTTGTGTCCGCCCTGCCCGCGCACCTCTCCACGAATTCTTAACCCTGGGTGCTAGCCTCCCTTATTGACGGATAAACCGGTAGTTTGGTATCTGGCATGCCTGCCTGAAAACTCACGTGAGGGAGACCGTCCATGTCTACCGCTTTAAATGTTGTTTCCGCCTCCGCCGTCGGTATCGCGTCCATCGCGACGGCAGCCGCCGACGTCACGGGAAACACCTTCCAGAACGACGGCAACACCTGGCTCTACGTCGAAGGCGGCACGGCTGGCGGCACCCTGACCGTCAAGTCCAACGTGACCCTGCCGACCGGCGTCATCGTCCCGGACAAGGTCTACACGCTCGCCGCGACCACCTTCTACCTGCTGTGCCCCAGCGACTTCCCGTACTCCGTCACCGGAGACTCCGTGAAGGTCACCGCGTCCGTCGCCACGATCAAGCTCGCCGCCTTCCACTGAGCTGACCGGCACGGCGAAGGAAGCAACATGAGTGCTGAGACAGCGGCGTTAGCAGTCACGCCGCACCCCTTGGGCAAACCCGGAGGACCCGGCCTGTTCGGGGACCGCTCCCTGAACCTGCCGCCCTACGTGCAAAACATCGCGCACAGCCTGATGACCAAGCGCGGGATGGACCGCTCAAAGGCCATTCAGGTGGCCCTGGGCACCGTCAAGAACTGGGCCTCCGGCCAGGGTGACGTCCGTCCCGAGGTCCGGGCCGCCGCCACCGCAGCCGTAGCCGCCTGGGAAGCCGCCAAGGCGAAGGCCCACGCGACACCGAACAAGGGGAACAACGACGTGACGCTGTCTCAGCCCATGACCGTCCTGAGGGCAGTCCTGGACGGCTCCTCTGTGGTCGACCTGGCCATCGCGCCCGAACCGCTGCCGCAGAAGACGGACAAGAAGCCCCCGGCCCAGAAGGCCAAGAAGAACGAGCACCCGGAGGGCAAGCACAAGCTCCCGCCGGGTGCCGTGGGCTGGAAGCACAACTGGCAACCGGTGGACGACCAGGGCCGTCCTGTTGGTCCTCCCCAGAAGGACAAGTCGGCTTCCGAGATCGCGGACATGGCCGGTCACACCGAGGCCACCAAGGACGCGATCCGGCAGGCGTACAAGAACAAGGCCACCGCCGACGGCAAGAAGGCGGCCGTCAAGGCCAAGTCGGACTCCCGGCGGGCCGTCGCAGCCAAGAAGCGCGCCGAGGCCGCAGCCAAGCGGCTGGCGAAGCAGAAGGCCGCAGTCAAGAAGCGTGAGGCGCACAAGCGGGAGATGGCCGCCAAGAAGGCCGCTGCTGCGAAGGCCCGCGCGGAGAAGGCGAAGACCACCGAGCACCGGAAGCTGGTAGCCGCCGCCATCAAGCAGGCTCTCGCGGACAAGAAGGCGGGACGCCCTCTGACCCCCAGCCAGGTTCGTCTGCTGGACCGCTACGACACCCAGCAGGCGGAGCAGACGGACAACCTGCGCAACAACGTCAGCCTGTCCCAGCCGATGGCGTCGGAGCAGATCACCGTGCCCACGGGGAGTTCCCAGGACGGAGCACGGCTCACAGTCAACAGCCTCATGACGAAGTACCCGAAGCGCTACCTGGCGGGTGCCGCGATCAAGACGCAGAAGAAGCGGCGTAACTGCCGCAGAGAGGGCGGGCAGTGAACACGCAGGAGTACGAGTTAGCGTTCGTCGGGACGCTGCCGAGGAATGTGAAGGTCGTTGACCCTCACACCCTGGATTTCTCGAAGAACCCGGCCGGAGCGTTAGCGTTCCGTTATAAGCACGGCTGGATTCTGATCAACCCCCTGATCCCGTCCCGGGGTCTGTCCGGCGGCGGCCTGGCCCGGCAGCACGGCCACCTCTCCGGCGGCCACACCACCGGCCACTTCATCAAGGGCGCCGACGGCAAGATGTCCTTCAAGGCCGTCAACCGGTACGCCTCGAAGGCGGACTGGGAGAACGAGGTCAAGAAGGGCGCGGCCGGAGTCGTCGCCAAGCAGGAGGCGGCGAAGGCAGCCGTCCACAAGGCCGAGTCCGCCACGAACGCGGCCGAGAAGCTGGCAGCCTCCGGCGCCTCCAAGGAAGTCCAGGCAGCCGCCCACGCCGTCGCCTCGAAGGCCCACGCGGACGCTGTCCCGCACTTCCAGGCCATGGGCAAGGACGGCCTGAAGTCGGCGGTCCTGACGCACTCCGCGCACTCCGCCATCCACGCCTCGAAGGCCGACAAGCTAGGCCAGGAAGCCAAGGCCGAGAAGGCGGCGAAGCTCGAAGCGCAGAAGGCTGCCGCGAAGGCCCACGCCACCAAGCTGACGACCGAGGCCAACGACCTCGCCGCGTCGATCAAGGGCGGCAGCCACACGCCGAAGCAGGCCGCCGAGCTGCACCAGAAGGCGGCGAAGGCCCACGCGGACGCGAAGGCGGCCAACGAGGCGGCCGGGAACAAGTTCGTCGCCGAGGCGCACGGCCAGGCGGTCGGCAAGCACGAGGGCATCGCCGCGAAGCAGCAGGCCGCACACGATTCGCTGGACAAGGCCGCCGCCACAATGTCGGACAACGCCTATGGGGCGTCCCAGAACGCGGTGCTTTCCAGCGAGGAGGGCGACAAACTTCCCGCGCAGATCCAGGCGCACACCATGGCCGCCCAGGCGCACGGGCAGGCTGCGAACTCGCACGAACATGTCGGCAACGACGAGTCCGCCAACGAGCACAAGCAGTCCCAGGCCAAGCACGCCCTGATCGCGGGTGGGCTCCAGAAGCAGCACGAGAAGCAGCAGGCGGTGCAGAAGAAGGCCGACGAGCTGTCCAAGGCGGCATACAAGGCGTCCGACGCTACGGACGGCGCGGGTATGAACCCGGAAGGCGCAAACGCCCATCTCGCGGCTGCTCAGGCGCACCTCAAGGCCAAGGTCGCGGCCAAGGCGGCAGGGGACCAAGAGCTTGCCGACGAGCACGACGCTGAGGTCACCGCGCACCAGAACCACGCCAAGGACATCAGCAACGCGATGGAAGACGCCGACAAGAAGGCGGCAGAGGACTCCAAGAAGGCCCTGATCCAGGCGGCTGACGCCGCGAGCGCCAAGGCGTACACGGCCACGGACGCGGCCCACAACGCCAAGTACGAAGGCAACGCAACTCCTCAGCAGCTCACCGGCCTTCACCTGGATGCCGGGGGCGCCCACCTGGACGCCGCCGAAGCCGCCAAGAAAACGGGCTGGAACGCCCTGGCGGAGAGCCACGAAGACTCCGCCAAGTTCCACGCTGCCGAGGCCAAGAAGCTCGCCGCGTCGCAGGACCCGGACCTGAAGGCCAAGGAGGAGAAGAAGGCCAAACTCAGCCAGGCCGGAGAGCTTCTTAACGACTCCGAAGACGCGATCCAGGCGGGGGACAAGGAACTCGCCGCGCAGAAGGCCAAGCAGGCTGCGGATATCGCGGACGAGATCGGGCACCACCCGATGAAGGTCACCGCGCTGTCCGACCTCGCCGAGATGACCGGCAAGAAGGAAGACCACCAGGCTGCCGGTCTCGCAGCAGCGAAGGCGCTGGCAGCGGAGAACGCCAAGGACAACCCGAGCGCGTTCGCCCAGAACAAGTACAAGAACCTGATCGCGCACCACGGGGACGCGGCGGACGCGGCGACGGCCAAGCAGGCGACGGAAATCAAGACGCCTCCGTCAGCCAAGATCCCGGCGAAGACCCCGGAAGGCGACTTCCCGCTCAAGCCCGTCGGCGCACTGAAGGGTACGGGCAAGAAGCTCGGTACCCACGGTTCCGAGGTCATGGAGGACGAAGCCGGGAACAAGTGGCTCAAGAAGGTCGACGGCCAGGGTTACTCCCGGGTCCTGGACCCGGCGGTCGCGGCCCTGCACCGCAAGGTCGGCCTGGACACTCCGGTGTTCGTCCCGACGAAGGACGGCCACCTCCAGGGCATGATGCCGGGCGCCAAGGACGCCTTCCCCAACGGCGGATTCAACCCGGAGAAGCTGTCCGAAGAGGACATCCTCGCCATGCTCAAGCATCAGGTGATGGACTCCGCGACCGGCAACCAGGACACCCACTCGGGACAGTGGATGCGCACGGCCGACGGCAAGCTCACCCAGGTCGACCAGGGGCAGGCATTCAAGTTCGGAGTCAACTCAGACCCGACGAAGACGCACCCGCCGCTGGGCTCCGACGTGCCGGTGTACCCGAAGCTGTGGAACGCAGCCAAAGCCGGAAAGATCCAGCTCCCCGACCCGAACGGGGACAACGACTTCGCCAAGACGATCAAGGCACTCCAGGATCTTCCGGACGACCAGTTCAAGGCGCTCTTCAAGCCGTACGCCGTCCAGGCGTTGAAGAACGGCCACAAGCCCGGCGGGCACTCCACAGTGGAGGGCTTCCTGGACGACATCGTCAAGCACAAGAACGACCTCGGCAAGGACTTCGAGAAGCTCTACAACGGGCTCCCGGACAAGGCGAAGGCCGGTTCATCTGCGGCGCACAACGCGGAGCACTCCAAGGCCGCCGCGCTGAAGGTGATCACCGAGAACGCCCAGGCCGGAAAGCCGCTGAGCAGCACGCAGATCCAGAAGGCCAAGGACGCAGGCGCCTCCTTGTCAGAGATCCACTCCGCGCACCACGGGGAGCCCGCAGGCACCCAGGTAGCTGCGAAGGGCAAAGCCACATCGGGTCTGTCCCAGAAGGAAACGGCTCTCAAGGCGTTCGCGGAGCACAACTCCCCGGCCAACGACGAAAACTGGGAGCCCGACACCTCGAACGAGTTGAAGGACAAGGCGAAGGCCCTGGGGGCGACGCAGTCCGAGATCGACGCGGCGCTGGACGACCCGGACAAGTTCGTGGCCGACCTGACGAGCAAGGGCGCCGCGACCAAGACGGCACCCGCCTCCGCCAACGTGCTGACGCCGAAGGAGGCCGCGCTCAAGGCCCTGGCGGAGCACGAGCACACCGACAACACGTCGAGCTGGAAGTACGGAACCGCCACGGTGCTGGAGGAAAAGGCCGTCGCCGCCGGTGCCTCCGAAAAGGAGATCGCCCAGGCCTTCCACCAGCCGGATGCGGTCCTGAAGGGCCTGGAGGGCAAGACGGCCGCAGGCGCGACGAAGGCTTCCACCCCGGCAGCCCCCGAGGCTCCGAAGGCGGAGGCGCCCAAGCCGAAGGCCAAGTGGTCCAAGGCCACCGCAGGCCTCAAGGTCGGCGGTGAAACGGAACAGCACCCGGTCCTGGCGGGCCCGAAGGGTCTGGTCGTCCACAAGAAGGTCGGCGGCACCGGCTGGCACGTCTCTTCGGCCGACGGCTACACCCTGGGCGACAAGTTCAAAACCCAGAAGGAAGCCAAGCTGGCTGCCGAGTGGATGGCGAACAACCACGGCGCCAAGACGATCAGCGCGGACAGCCACAAGGAATGGGCTGCCGCGAACCCTGAGGCGTTGGCCGAGTTCAAGAAGGGGATCGGCAACAGTCAGTGGCTCAAGGGCCCGGAGGCTGCAAGCGCACCGTCTCCGGCGAAGGCCTCCGACGCAGGCAGCAAGTCGTTCGCACTCCAGTTGCTGGCCGAGCACAACCTGGCGGGCAACGCCAACGCCTGGGACTACGACAAGGACGAGGATCTGAAGGCGGAGGCGAAGGCTGCCGGTGCGACCGCAGAGGAAATCGCCGCTGCGGCCCACAAGCCGAAGACGTACCTCAAGTCCCTGGGCCTGGACCCGGACGCGGCTGCGGCTGCGGACATGCCGGTTCAGATGACCATGTTCACCGGGCTGGGTGGGGACAAGAAGTCCAACGCGGTCCTCATGAAGGAGCTGTACGACCAGGCTCACGGCCCGAACGCCACACCCGCCATGAAGGCGGAGTACGCGAAGGCCCAGGAAGCCTGGACGGCCAAGCACTCCACAGGACCGTTCGATCCGTCGAAGTTCGCGACGGGCGCCAAGGCCGGTTCGGTCAACTCCGCCATGAGCATGGACGAGAAGACCAAGGCCCTGTTCCCGACGAGTCACGCGGCCGGGTTCATCCTGATCGCTCCGAATGTAAGCGCCAACGGCGACTGGAAGCCGACCCCGTCCCAGAAGAAGGGCCCGCTCATGTACACGTCGAACGCGGGCTACACGGGGATGAACGAGCAGCTTCGCGGCGCGAAGATCCACGGCTACGACGAGAACGGGAAGTACACCGTCATCGGTACGCACCCGCCGCTGGGCTACCCCGCCGGGACCCAGTGGGACCAGTACATCAAGTCGTCTGATGAAGCGTTCGCGGCGGTACCTCCGCTGGACAAGGACATCGTGACCCACCGCGTAATGGAGGGTTACAAGCCGTTCGACGCGTTCCCGCCGCCGATGACGCCGGGTGCCGAGTACACCGACCAGGGGTACGGCTCCACCACAAAGGGCAAGAGCCCGTTCTACGGGGACTTCCACATGGAGATCCAGATCCCGAAGGGCCGCCGGGTTCTGGATCTGAACCACACGACGGGTTCAAAGTTCGCCGACAGCAGTGAGCAGGAGATCCTGCTCAACCGAGGCACGAAATTCCGGGTCATTTCGGACACGAAGGTTGGCAACACCCGCAAGGTGGTTGTACAGGTCGTGGACGACGGCCACCAGGTTGACGACGGCAGCCTGCTCTAAACTCGCGGAAAGGAGATGATGGACGTGACCAGCAAGAACCCCGAACGCGACACGGATTCGGACAAGCGGTCGGAACGGCAGCAATACCACGATGGCGACATCGTGTGGGATATCCACTCGAAGGACGTAACCCCCGAAATGACGGCGGCTGTCCTCAAGGATCAGGCGGACCGCCGCAAGGCGTTCAAGGCGGGACTGGTGAAGAAGGCCGTGCAGAAGCGGCTGAACCGGAGCACCGACTGACCTGCCGGACAGCAGGAAGCCCCGGACCTTTCCAGGTCCGGGGCTTCCTGGGTATTCAGGGCTAGCTGGCGCGGTCGCGGATGACGCCGACCCGGTCCCCGAGGAGCACCCAGCCCTTCACCGACTTGTTCTGGATCTTGATGACCTTCTCCGTGAAACCCGCGACCTTGGCCTGGGCAACGATCGCGGCGGCCGAGTGCACGCGGTCCTCGACCTGGTTGCCCTTGTGCGCACGCCAGGCGTCCGCGAGGGTGCGCGGGTGGATGAAGACCCCTTCCCCCTCCATGCCGAAATCCTTGTAGAACGCCGGGGCGTTGATGAACGTCTTCCCGGAGATCTTGATCGGCTCGAACGAATCCGGCGCGACCCCGAACCACTCCCCGTACTCGTGCAGCGCCCACACGAGGACTTCCGACGTCAGCGCGTTGTCCCAGGCGTTGGCCGTCTTGAGGTCTTCCTTCACCCAGGCCGCCACGCGCTCATACGTCGCGCCCTTCTTGGACCATGCTTTCTGATCCCCGAGCAGGTGGTCCACGAAGCAGGCCCCTGCCAAGATCGTCGCGTACTTGTCTCCGAGACGTCCGGAGCACGGCTTGACCTCATCCAGCAGAGCTTCAAGGTCATCGAGCCAACGCAGGATCTCCGCGACGACGGTCCCGGCAACGGCGGTCAGGCCGTTGGTGCCCGGGTAGCGGCGCATCAGGGCCGTGACGTCAGTCCACTGGGACAGATGCTCACGACCCGGGATCTGGGACTTGCGGTCGGTCGGATCGGTCAGCTCCATCGAGATGAAACGATCCGCCAGGGCCTTCTGCGCCTTCAGCCCCAGGTGTTCGCCGGTCAGCAGCACCGTGCCGGTCATCTGGGAGTGCTGGGAGGCCGTGAACCCGGAAGCGTGGGAGCGCATCATCTTCGTTCCGTCGGCCGTCGACAGCCGCAGCATCTCGAAAACGGTCTTGGGGTCGTCCAGGTCATCGACGTGCACGAATCCGGACCGGGTGGAAGCGATCTTCTGGCGCAGGTCAGGGAGTGTGCCCTGTGAGGGGCCGGAGGTATTCCCCGTGAGCGCCTGACGGAGCATCGACAGCGCGCCCGTGGTTTTGCCGGATCCGGAGGGGGCTTCGACCGCGAGGACCGGGAAGTGACTGGTGTGCCGGATGATCGCGGACTGCACCAGGCTCATGACCATCCAAGACGCCGCGACCGCGAGGGGCGTTTCGTCATGGAACGTCAGAACCTGTGACAGTACGTCCCGTACTTCTTCCAGGCCCTTGGGCGCAAAGCCGTAGGCGAAGGGGGCGTCTCCCGACGTAGCGAGCTGCGCGGACGGGCGATAGGGGGCGGTGAGGTCGAACTCAGTCTCTCCAGGCCTCAGGACGCCCTCGTGGGCTACGAAAATGTTCAGGTCGGGGTGATACCCCACCTGGTCCACGATCGTGGCCTCAGGGGGCTTCTGGGCGTTGATGTAGCGCAGCAGGCGGACCCCCTGAGCCACGCCGCCGCCGAGGGCACCGTCCGGGCACATCACGGAGACTCCGGCAGACGTCAGCCACAGCGTCAGCTTCTTGCTGTCGGCGAGCGTCTTCTCGTCCAGGATGCGGCGCAGTTCCTTGCCGTCGTCCTGGCGCTTGATCACGACGTCCCAGGCCCGGCGCTCCGTCTTGTCGTCCGCGATGATGCCGAGGGCCACAATGTCGAAATTGCCGTAAGGCTCTTCATCCAGAATGTACTGGGAGGAATCCTGCGGGTCGCGCCCACGTGTGATCACGTGTATGACGCCGTCCTTGGTCATCAGCCAGCCTGTATCGAGCGTGGCATGGGTAACCGGGGTGGAGGCGGTCAAGGTTGCCACCAGGTTGGGAGGGGAGATATTGTCGGTCATAGAGAGCTAGACCTCTCGTTCAACCCCTCGACTGGTGCCGACCGGTCGGGGGGTTCTTGCGTTGGGAGTGCACACCCTAACACGTGATCATGCCGTGTCCAGGGTTACCCCTGAGGGGGTAACCAGTGGGGTAACCGCCTGACATGAACACAGTCACTTCAAGATCAACAACGACTCAAGACCCCTGGTTACCCCTTGGTTACCCCAAAGTTACCCCACAAAAAGTAACCACAAAATACCCTCTGACCTGCATGTATGTACTCAGGTTACCCCGTTACCCCTGTTTCAGATATGACCCACGTACGCACACACGCGCACACGCATTGGGGCGACCTCATATTTCCAGAAGGGGTAACCGCCCCGGACCCCCTCTGGAAGGCTTTCAAGCGCTGCGAGGGCCTTCTCCTGCTAGCCCTGCAACAGACGCTGCAACCAAGCCTGTGAAGCCTTCCAGGGGTGCGATCAAGCCCGTACCATGGGATCTGGCTGACGAACCAGGAGTAATTGGATGCAGAGCGACTTATCCCGGCGTAACACCGGACAGGGCGGCTGACGATGCTCACCATCGAAGGCCCAGGAGCCAGCGCCGGAATCAACGCCAAGAGCCCGGCCTACAACGCCAAGGGCGACGGCGTCACCGACGACCGGGCAGCCCTCCAGGCGGCCGTGAACGACGCGTCCTCCGCCCACACGTCCGTGTACCTGCCCGCCGGGATCTACCTCGTGAGCGCGCCGATCACGATCCCTGCCGGGGAGGGCCTGACCATCCTCGGCTCCGGGATGGGCAGCCGGATCAAGCTCATGCCCAACAAGAACTGCTTCATCTTCCAGATGACCGGAGCAGACACCCGGATCACCATGCGGGATCTGACCATCGACGGGAACTGCGCACAGCAGGGCTCCCTCGGTTCCTCCGGCGGCATCAACGCCATCGGCGCGGTGTCCTGCATGTTCGACAACATCCACTTCACCGGCTGCCGTGACGACGCGCTGTACCTCGGGGGGATGACGGGCGGGGCGTTCGGGGCCAGCAACAAGGTCATGGGCTGCCTCTTCGACCAGTCCATGTCTGCCCTCGGTCCCGGCCGTGGGATCAGCCTGTCGTCCAACAACGACAACCGGATCATCGGGTGCGACTTCGAATACCTCGGGGGCTCCGGCGGCACGACCTTCTCGACTGCCGTAGGCATCCTGGACCTGGCCGGGTCCCAGCTCATCCTGGGCTGTTCCTTCATCGGAGGGGTCACCAACGCCACCAAGGGCGTCCGGATCCAGGCCGTCTCGAACACCACGGTCTCGAACTGCACGTTCGATACGGTCGGTGGTGACAACATCTTCGTTACGGGCACCAATCACACGATCGTGGACAACACGGCCGTGAACGTCGGTGCGACCGGTACCGCCGGAACGGTCTCGGGGATCCACCTGGAGAGCGGGGCGGTCAACGTCACCGTCCAGGGCAACACTCTCGTGTCTGCTGCGGCGAACGGCGCGGCACGCTCCCTCATCCGGGAAGAGAACGTAGGCGGTTCGGGTACCAACAACATCCAGGGGAACACCCTGGTCACTGTGGGTAGCCTGAGCGTCGCCGCCATGGATCTGAATGCGCCGAACACTCTGTCGCGGGGGAACGTGGGCGGAGGTACGACCGGAGACCCGGTCGACAGCCGCTATCTCCCGCTGACCGGCGGTACCTTGACAGGTGCTCTGTCCGGTACGACGTTCACCGGATCAGGCACCAGCCAGGTGTCCAACCTGCGCCTGGGAACCACCGGGACCTTCGGCGGGGCGACCGGATCCGTGATCGCGTTCACGAACGTCACCACGCCTCCGAACGCCAGCCCCTCCGGCGCCATCCTGTACGCCGAAGGCGGGGTGGTGAAGGTCCGCCAGTCCAACGGGGCCAACATCATTCTCCGGAACACCGTGCCCGTAATAGCTACGGCTCTTCAGAGCAACAGCACGGTGACACAGACGGCGTCTACCTACCTGACGGTTGCGGTGGAGGCCTCGGCTACGTACCAGATGCGGGCATTCCTGGTCATCCAGAGCCCTTCGGGCGTGAGCTTCACGCACTCCTTCACCGGCCCGGCAGGCGCAACGATGGTCTGGGGCGATGCGACGGCCACCAGCATTGCGACCCTCACGGGTGTGGACTCGTGGACGGGTTCCGGAGCGAATAAAACGGCTCTTCTTTCCGGACAGTTGACTACTTCCTCGACCGCCGGAAACCTCGTGCTCACCTTTGCCAGCGGTACCGCAGGACAAGCCGCCGTATTAGGCGCGGGTAGCTGGCTTGAAGTGGTGCGGGTCAGCTAACCCCTGATTATGGCCTGTTTTCCGGACGGGCTTTTTCACCCCGTCTCGCCCCTTGCTTGAACCGGGTCGGGATGATAGCCAATACTAGGATTATTCAGTACTATGAAGCGCAGTCAATAAGGCAAGCGAGGTATGAGGATGGCCGAGAGCGAATTACTGTTATCCCCCCAGGATGACGGTGACGCCGTCGCGCTGTCCAACAAGGTGTACCGGAAAAGGATCCTCCCCAAGGCCACGATCAACTACCGGGGCCGGAAGATCTCCTTCGATGACGCTTACCTCGCTGACCTGGCGAACTCTTTCACTGCGGGCGCCTACGACCAGGTTGCCTTCATGCTGGCTGACACCAACAACTCGCACACACTCGACCCGGAACGCTTTCGGGGCGAGGTGCAGAGTGTTGAGGTCGACTCGGACGGTCTGTACGCCACGATCCAGGTCACCCCTGAGGCTGCCAAGGTTCTGGAGCAGAACCCCAAGTTAGGCGTGTCCGCTCGGATCCTTGAAAACTACCAGCGCTCGGACGGGAAGCAATTCCCCCGGGCGCTTCAGCATGTTCTGGGCACGTTAGACCCGGTCATTCCAGGCCTCGGCACCTGGGAAGAGGTGGCTCTGTCCAACGGGGTGGCCGTCGAAAACGTGATTGACCTGTCAGCGACCTCATACGAGGAGTTAGAGCACATGGCCACACGTGCCGACCATTTACAGCAGGTGGCCACGGCTACCGACATGACCGTAGAAGACCTCGAAGCGCTCGACATGACCGACGACGAACTGGCGATCTTCGCCTCCGCGTTCGTACCGGCCGACACCGCTGAGGCCTCCATCGACGCCGACGACTCCGACGAACTGATCGAAGAGCCGGGCGGGCCGGGTCTGCTGGACCTCGACACCGACGACGTGGAGATGGACCTCCCCTCAGAGGAGGACATCGAGGCGGCCGTGGAAAACCTCACGGACGCCGAACTGGAGGCGCTGGCCGCCGAGCTGGGGCTCTCCACGGACGACACCGACGCGGACGCCGAGGTCCCTGCCGACACCGAGCCTGCTGCCGACACCGAGCCGACCGACGCCGAACTGGCCGAACGCCTGGGCACCGGAGACTTCAACAGCGGCCTGGGCACCGAAGACCCCACACTCGGCACCGACGCAGCCGACCTGGACGACCTCTCCGACGAGGACTTCGCCGCGCTGTGGGAGACCGCCCGCGCGAAGGACGAAGCCTCCGAGGGTTCCGTGGAAGCCGAAGCCGTCGCCGAGGAGGCAGCGGCCGAAGCCGCGTCCGCCGCAGCGGAGACCGAGCCCACCAGGGAACTGGTCGGAGCCGGAGCGGTCAGCCTCTCCAACGAGGCAGGCCCCGAGATCGTCAGCCTGTCCAACCAGGTCGCGACGCTCCAGCACCAGTTGGCCCTCCAGCAGTTCGACACGCTCAAGGCCGAATACGTCCGCAAGGGCGTCCCGGCTGCGCTGGTCGACCTGGCCCGGCCCGTCCTCATCGCGGGCCCTGCCGCGACGCTGGAGTTCTCCAACCAGGTGGGCGGGATCGAAACGGTCGACGCCTCCGCCATCGTCCGGCAGCTACTCGACTCGGCTACCGGCTACATCGACCTGGCCCGCGAACGCGGTCACAGCTACTCCCCGGAGAGCGACGACCGTGAGGCCATGGCCGCATCGGAAGACAAGAAGCTCGCGTCCCTGTGGGGCGAGCAGTACGGCCGTCACTGACCGGGGCTCCCGGCAGATACCTCTCGAAGGAGATAGATCATGGGTGTGAGCCCCGTCTTCAAGTCCGGTTCCCCGCAGACCTTCCAGGTCATCAGCTCCGGTGCCGTCCGCGCCGGGCGCCTGGTTGAGTTCGTCACCGAGACCAGCACCACCAAGATTCAGGAAGCCGGTGTGACCTCCCTGAAGGTCGCTGGCGTCGCCACCGATGACGCGGTCGGTACGTCCGTCCCGGACGCGGACATCACGTACGGCACCGGAGTGACCCGCAAGGCCTTCGACGCCTCCACGATCACGGACTACGTCGCGATCTCCAAGGCCGGTGTCTGGAACCTCCTGGCCGGTGGCGCCGTCGCCGCGTTCGACGTCCTCAAGGCCGGTGCCGCAGGCACCGTCGTTCCCTGGGTGTCCGGCACGGACTCCCCGGCGGCCATCATCGGCATCGCCCAGGCCGCCATCTCCAACGGTTCGACCGGCCCGGTCGACCTCCGTCTCGGCGTCTGATCCCGAGAAGAATCCCGAAAGGACGACTGAGACATGCCTCAGACCACGGTCGGAACCGTTTCCAGCAACGACGGCTACCGCCTCACAGTCAACACCCTGCTCAAGCGGCCTGCGGTCATCAAGGAGCGCATTCTCTCCCTGGCCGACCAGCAGTTCATCACCGACACGGTGTTACGCAAGGTGCAGGACGTCCCCAGCGGCGTCGTCCTGTACAACGAGTCCACTCCGCTCTACGCCAACGGCGGCCCCTCGGTGGTCGCTGAGGGCGGCGAGATCCCGCTGATCACGGCGAACCTCGGCATCGGCAAGGCGGCGCGGACCATCAAGCGTGCCTTCGGTATCGAGTTCACCGAGGAGATGCGCCGCCGGAACGACATGGACCGCGTCAACACGAGCATCACGCAGGTCGTGAACTCGATGAAGGCAGCCTGGGAGGACGCGTTCCTCTCGGCGGCCATCGCCGGTCTCGCGTCGACCGCCTCGGGTACCGCCTGGGCGACCGCCACGGACGTCCGCTCCACGCTGGCGAACGCGATGCTGGCCATCCAGCTCGCCGACGCGGAGTCGACCAACCAGACGGGCGTCGCCAAGTTCGGCTTCGAGCCGGACACGCTGATCCTGCACCACGCGCGTGCCATGGACCTGGCGCTCAACTCCGACATGAACAAGTACTTCGTCGGTTCCGACCGTACGGCGTCCGCCGACCGGCTGACCCTGCCGGGTCTGCTCTTCGGCCAGTTCAAGATCGTCAAGTCGTGGCGCGTCCCGGCGAACTCCGCGATCCTCCTGGAGGCCAAGACCATCGGCGGCATCGCCGACGAGCGCGCCCTCGACGTCACGCCGCTGGAGCACAACTCCACCAACGAGACGTGGCGCTGCAACGTCGTCCGCCAGAGCGCGATCTTCCTCGATCAGCC